TGTCATCCCAGTTGAGTCCGGACTGATAGGCCGTGCCGTTGTGGACACAGGCTTGGTAGGCCCCGATGTATCGGTGCGCCACGGTGACGCCACCCACGATGAACGCGGGGTGGAGGCTGAAGCCTGCCGCCGCCGTCTCGGAGATTTCCCACCGACGACTGGCTCCGTCCGTGAACTTGGTATAAAAGGCCGGAATCTCTACCATAACCTGCCCGTCAGACCCAGTAAGGTTGGCGGCGGTGCCATCGGCTTTTCGGGTAGAGTCGGACGGGTCAAGGTAATACGCGACGGTCTTGTCATCACGCACCACGCAGCGCTTCATGTTCTTATGAACATTGGTCGCGCCCTTGCCTGAGGTGTCATAGGCATCCGTCGTTGGATTCCACGCTACGCCCTTTGGCGGGTCTATGGGGGGAGCAAGTACGGCTTTATCCCATGCGTAAGTCTTAGCGGTTCCAGCCTGAGTCAGTTTTAAGGTGTAATGCTCACTGCCGTCTGCTGCAAGGACAGGCATTGGAGGTACGATATCCTTTGCATTACCCGCATCATCGATAAACCCAGCCGCCCAGTCTGCCGTATTGATGTAGAGCTCGCCAGCCTCTCGGCCTGTAGGGCGTCTGCCCGCTACGCTTGAGCGGAGGACTTTGATTTTGTTTGACATCGATTGTTTCTCCTAATCAGAAGACGCCAGCGTCAAGTATTGAGCCATCAATATGACCCCCGGCTAATTCAAGATAAGTCTCGGGCGCAGCAGCCGTAGCCGCTGGCCAGGATATCTTTGACGTGGTTGCTGCCATCGTCCCACCAGCAAGGGGGAGATAGGCGTTTAGATCGACTTCATTGGGGATGAGATGCCACGCGGTGCCATCGTAGAGGAAGCTATCCCCTGACTTTGCTGTGGTCCCAGCCGGTAAGCCGTAACCGGTATGGACAACACCACCCGCAGATGTAAAGTGAAGATCACCCTGGACAGGAGTCGCAGGAGGCGCAGCGGTAGGGTCAACGGCTGGACGAATGACAGCCCCACCCACCTGAAGGAATCCAGGGTCAATCTTCCCTTGAGGATTCAGACGGATGAACTTGTTAGCGTCATTGGTCGGGGTTGCTGAAGGGGCAACCAGAGCCACCGCACGAAGCTGATCAGGCGCAATGGCTTTGCGGTTCTCAGAACCCGTAGTTATCTCGTTAGCTGTAGCAAAGACAGTTGATGAGCCGAGAGCGACCCAGTCCGCATCGGAACCACCTGAACCAATCTTGGCGTATGCAGCACCTGCATAAGAGGCAATGACGACATCCGAGGTAGGCTTAGGCGTCAGTGCAGTCCAGGCAGCGCCGATGCCGGTAATGGAGCCAATCGTACCGCCTGCAAGGGTGGCATTCCCTACCGTGATGGTCGCGTGACCCACAGCACGCCAAGCCGAACCATCCCAGATTTTAAGTGTAGGCGGTGTCGTGCTGGTGTCGAACCAGAAGGTTCCTGTAGAGGCCGATGCAGGAGGGGTTGTGGATGAGGTGGGAGCCGATGCGCCGCCGACGGGGAGCCATGCTGCTCCATTCCAGATTTTGAGAGCTGGAGGCGTTACGCTGGTGTCGAACCAGAGACTACCCGCTGTGGGCTGGGCTGGTGGAGCCGTTGAAGACTTGAGGCTAAGAGTCTCAATAACCGCTGCTGTGCGGTTGAGGATTTCTGCTAATTGAGTTCCAGTGCAGGACGAACTGTCGATGGGATAGTCACCTGGCTGCAATATGCTCATTGCTCAAGTCTCCATTTTTTACCGCGGATAGCGTTATAAGCGGTTATGTAGTTAAGGTTATGCACCCTAGCGATATCGGCTATCGTGCGGTTTTTCTCGTAATGAAAGTAGCGCATCACCTTAACGCACACTTCATTTAGAACGGTCTTTTGGGTGTTTCTTGCTTGCATAGCTGGAGTAGCCCATTGGCAGTTATCAGGTGAATAACCTTTCGTGTTGTCGATTCTGTCCAACGTCAAATGATCCTCGTATCCATTAGCCTTAGCCCAGTCTCTGAAGGGCTCGTATCTATCCCATTCAGGGCAACAATCGATATTTGCATAGGCTATACGCTGGTATTGATTACCTGTTCCATTTGCTCTGTTCTTCATAGAGCGCCAGCAGTCATACAAACGCGTACTACATTCCCCGTGCGTCCTTTTTGACAAATTCCCACAAGCTGCACACCCCGCCGACCTGCCTGACCTCAAGTGCGTGCCGCGCATAACCCTCTCAACACCACAAGAGCATCGACAAAGCCATCTGGCCGTACCATCTGAAGCTGGGGCAGCAAGTGCAACCACCGTCCACCTACCGAAGGTAAGCCCGGACATATCCTTAAAATTCTTTCGCATATCGTCCTCACTAAACGACCTCACAGGATTAAAGCCATAGCAGGACGGTGTGAGTTCCATCCTTTCGCTCGCGAAGCTAGCTATGGCGATTCTATTTTAGCCTAGAATTAAGTTTTCCCCTTTAGGAGCTAAAACTAAATGTACCGTGAATACGTCGGCACAAAAACCATGCTCAAACTCTTCGACGAACTTGTTGCCGATGGGGCCGATGAGCGTGACGCGTTCATCCTCGCCTCAAGGAATCGTGTCGAATACGAGGATGAGAAGGCAGCATTGGAAGATGGTATTCCTGATGCCACTCCTCTCACGCACGAGATGGTCAAAGACCTTTTCAATCTGGACGCCTAAATCGAAGTCGCACGTTGTCTCCCCTGGCCAAGGGCTGACAAATCACAATGCCCTGCCACGGGTGTTCCGTGCTCATCGAGTAGCTCGATATGGCACCCGTGGCGCGTCTGGTTCGTTGCCTTGTAGTTAAGCGCTGTCGTTGAGCCTTCAATCGATACCGCAATGACAGGCTTATCCATAAAGGCCGGAATGTAGGTTACGTCGTACCCTGTCGGCGGTACGGCAATATCATTCTTCCTGAAGATCCAGTCCGCAGCGTCAAGCTCAACGTGACCATCAGTCAGGATGACCCTAAGGTTCTTATCCCTTGAGGTAATCTTGATTCTGAATTGGATATATTTTGCCGTAACGTCAGATACCGTGACCGTTCTCCATTCGCTCCAGTCGCCTGACCCCATATTCAGCGGAATCTGGCTGGCAATAGGAATCCAGTCTCGCATTACTCTGGTATGGTCGTTGGTCCTGTACTGAAGCTCAACGGCAAAGTTTGCGCTGTTGGCCCGTGACAGAGGCTTCGCTGAAGCCAGAGGAATCCAGTTCTTCATAATGTCATCGACATACAAACCGTATCCGACAACCTTGGAAGATACGCGCACCTCATATACGTCATCAAAACTGACGACATCCTTGAAGTAGTAATAACCTTCCGGGATAACGTTCCCAAATCCTCCCGTAAGTTCAAGCCCATAAGGACCGCGAATGAGTCCTGATAGCGTACCCTGCCAGCCTGTCACCCTGTCGTTGACGTTGCTGACCTGATTCACGTTAGGCAAGGTTTCGACTGTCGTCCTCTGCCATACAACGTGAGAGCGGTTACCCGAGGTATCCACAGCCTGAATCATGTACCGGCCTGTACGTGCGCCCACAGAGGTCTTGTGGACATCCCACGGTAGCTGGGCAATGAACTGCGAATGTGCCCAGTCGCCGGTCAATGGATCAGGGCTGTAGCGGATTTCATAGTGGGCAATATCTGGATCAGGTGAAGGCTCCCACCGAAGCTCAATCAGCATGTCTTGTATGTTGACCGAGAAGTTCTCAGGAGGCTTGACCTCGTTATCATCCGACACCGGGATGTAGTTCACATAGGCACTGGCACCCGCAAGGCCTCCTGTGAACTTCGGGGCCGTGGCAACCGTGTTTCTCCGGTTAGGAACGACAACATCATCACTGCCACCGCCCAGTCCGCTGGAGGTGATGGGGACAATCTCGAACAACAGGTTGACGCCAAAAAGGTCCTGCTGCGTCAGTGTATTGATGAAGTACTCGAAGTACCGGGTATTGGCTTCTGACCTTCCGATATGGATCTCCATATCCTTGGCCGTCGTCATATACATTTCGCCGTAACCGTAACCGATGCCGGAAACATCCCAGGTGAATGCCAGTTTGGCGTAAGGGACACGGTCCTTATAGACGAGTGTTTCAGTCACCTGAAGGTTTAGCGCCTTTAGGTCGGTCTTGTTGATGTAGTCTCCGGTAATCCCTGCATCCCACGGCGGCACGACACCGATATCCGCGTCATAGAGTTCAGGCACATAGGGAACCAACGTCACTTCAGCGGTAAGGTCGGCTCTAGGCGCAATCGACTGAACAAGATAATACTTGGTGACCTTGTGGGGATCACCGAACACAATCAGGTCGTCCGGCTTGATGTGGATGGCGTTATCCAGCGTGAAGCTGTAATCATCTGGGCGGGCTATCACATTGCCCTGACGGATGGTTCCGTCTTCCGTCCTTACGGTATAGCCGTTCGCTTCAACGCTGATAGCCTCGTTGACGGTTACAGTATTACCCTGGACATCCACAACCTTGCAGGGCATACCGCCCACCTGCGGAACATCGTGAGCGACAGCAACCAGGTCCCCTCTTGAGAACGCGAGGTTTTCTACGTCCATCATCATCGAGAAGATTTCAGAACGATGGATTGCGCACGCAAGATGGTATCGGCCAAACGCCCACGCCTGCCAGAAGTCGGTAATCCCGAAGGTTCCAAGTTCCTCCAGCTTCGTCGCGTTGCCTTCGTTGTAGCCGTCAGCGTATGCCGTGATTTCCTGCTTCTGGTAATCCGAGCGGGAATCAAGGAAGGAAACCCGAACGCCGTGAATCTCACTGCCGAACTGACGAGTTCCGCTGAAGTCCCACGAGTTGGCCGTGGTGATCAGCTGTCTTGGTGTTGATTTCTGGCTGTCGATGGCAACCGAGTACTTACCATCCAGCCCGATGATCAAAGCTGAACGGCATCCTGAAAGGATGGAGAACATCAGCTCCCTGACTGTCGTCAGGTAATCAACGACGACATCGCACGTATGACGCTTTGACGTGATCCTTTTCCCATTGATGACCCACGTCCTTTCCTCATCGCAGTAGTCAGCAAGGCGCTTCCACGCCGGCCAGTCGATCATGTCCCAGGCGACTGGGCGAGGATTGGAGGAACCCGTGAGGATGTCGATGCATATCCATGCGGGATTGCGTGACGGGCTCTTACCCAGACGCGCACCCTTGTCGTCATAGATATTGAGGACACTGGTCGCAATGGCTGAGAGGTTCTGAACTACACCGGACAGTTTACCGCTGGCCCTGACCTTCATCTCGGTGAAGGTGTGAGGATACGGCAGTTTAACGACAGGCCCAGGAATCTGGGATTCCAGCATTGTGATAGTCGCCGCGTTGACTTCCTTTGAGCCGTCGGCAACGTTAGAGGTTCTCTTTACTTCGATTTCCCACTGCGAGGCAAAGGGGAAATCAATGTGCACACTAGCAACCAGAGGCTTGCGGCTCTGGCTCCACATTCTTATTCCTCCAGGTGGAGGACCGGCCAGGTAGCCCTTATATCGCCCAATCTCCATATAGTGCTTGTAGGGATTGGACCGCCACTCGTCATTGTTGGCAACGTCTGGATAAGTCTTGACATACCACGCCGCGTTAAACGTTGGCGCAGTACCTACCGCATAACCCTTGTTAACGCCGGTTACAGAGCTTGGCCCCACCGGTATCCAGTGACCTCTTGATTCAACATAGGAAGGCTCATCTGGTCCTTGGTCGCCAATAGCCCAAAGAACCGTATTAGCCGCGTCATAGATGACGAGGTTGCCGTCATCCTGCACCTGCATTCTTCCAATGTATTTACCGCCATCCCACACCACCTGATTTGAAGGCGTGTAGACCTTGATGGTGCCGTCTTCTTCAGGTGTGTGGATCTGGCTGAAAGTAGGTTCGGTGGGGTCGGCGCTTTGGCTTGACCATATGGGTGCGCCTGTTACGGCATACGCCACCAGATTTCCATCATCCTGAAGAATAAGTTTCCCGTCGGCTATTGATGCGTGCCACAGAACAACGTTTTCAGGCGAGTAAACATAAATGCCGCCGTAATCTACCTGGGGTGGATCGGCCCTTGTTCCAAGGCTTCTAGGCTCACCTGGAGAGCCTGTACCTGACGCCCATAATGCTTCACCGCCACGATAGAGAACGAGGTTTCCGTCATCCTGAAGGTTAAGCCTTCCACCCGGGACATTGTTGACGCCCCAAAGGACTTTATTCTCTGGTGAGTAAACCCTGACGTTACCCTCGTGGTCATACACCAGCCTCGCTCCTGGATATCCGTTCGTGCTGGTATGCCAGATGTTCCTTCCCGTTTTAGAGTAGATGGCAAGGTTGCCATCTGTCTGCATAACCAATTGGTACCAACCCGAAGGTGAAACAAGGCGACCGCCAGAATGGAGTGTCTCCAGAGGGTCAAGATAGCTTTTACCTGCTGGCAGGTTGGGCGGTGTTGTGGGAGGCGGTGGCGTTGGATCCGGGGTAGCCGGCGGGACCGATGGGGGAATCGGCTGAGGAGGCAGACCCGGCTCAAGCGCTGACCCCGTCTTAGTGCTCCATACCGCAGTGCCCGCAGCGTTATAGCAAACAAAGTTGCCGTCACCCTGTACAACCAGCCTGCCTTGATAGTTCTTGTCTGACTTCCATAGCGTCTGGTTACTGGGAGATATGACAGCGAAAAGGCCGGTAGCAAAATAAACAAACCTGGAGCCCGGAACATTGGTATGCGATGCCCAGATGACATCACCATTCTTCCGGTAAAGAACCAGGTTGCCGTCTCCCTGCATATTCAGAGAGTACCAGCCGTTGGTGGAGACTCTTGAGTCACCCGCGTGCATCGTCTCACCCATCTGAACGGTATCGGATACCGTCGTGGGAATATCTGGAACAGAGGGAGGCGGTTGGGGAACAGGAGCAGGAGGACCGCCCGCAGCGGGTACGCCGGAATGCCAGCGCACCTTACCCGAGGTATCCGTCAGAACGAGATTGCCGTCACCCTGAAGAACAATGGTTCCTGGGAATGGGCCTATGCCCCAAAGAACCGCGTTAGTGGGTGAGTAAAGCCGGAAGTAACCCGCATTGTCATAGACGAGCCTAGACAGCCTTTCCGATGTATTCGTGGCCCAGCAAACCGTACCGTCCTTTGAGTAGATGACACAGTTGCCGTCTTCCTGAACGATCAGCCTGAACCATCCGTTGCTCGATACAATCTGATGACTCGGGAACAACGTGGTTCCCATCGTGATGGTATCCGATACGCCATTGGGAATATCAGGAGCCGGAGGCTGAGGAGGGATGACAGGATTACCTGGCTCACTGTCAGAGACAACGCCGCTTGACCACTTCACCCGCCCATCGGTACCCGTCAGGACAAGATTCCCATCCCCTTGCAGCCTGAAGGTGCCCTGGAATGGCCCGCCCTTCCAGGCCGACTTATTGGTTGTCGTCAGGATCTGGAATAGACCCGTAGCAAAGTAAACAAACCGCGCCCCGGGATGAGCCGCCGTATTGGTTGACCAGATGGGGATCAGGTTCTTGCCGTAGATAACCAGATTGCCATCGGCCTGCATCTGAAGTTTGAACCATCCGTTAGCCGAAGTCCTCACATCGCCGGGGTGGAGCGTTTCACCCATGTTGATTGTGTCACCACCAACCTGAGGGAAGTCAGGTGAAGGAGCCACCGGAAGGCCGATGATGGTTGATGGTGAGTAGACGAATCTGGCACCAGGGTTTCCTTCGGTCCCAGTTGCCCATCTGACCGTATTGTTCTTGGCGTAAAGGACGAAGTTGCCATCGCCCTGCATTGCAGCCTTGTACCAGCCGTTAGCCGACACCAATTCCTGCCCAGGGAAAAGCGTATCCCCCACCAGCATCGTGGTAGCCCCAGCAGGGAAGTTAGGCGCATCAGGCCTAAAGTTTGGAGGCCTTCCACCGTAGACAAACCTCGCACCGGGATTCCCTTCTGTACTGGTTGCCCACACCGCCATGCCGTTCTTTGCATAGAGAACAAGGTTGCCGTCTCCCTGCATGAAGAGGCGATACCACTGGTTGGGGGACGTGCGGGTATCACCCTGCTGCATTGTCTCGCCCATCAGAATGTCGGCCCTACCCGGCGGGAAGTTAACCCCAGGGGTTCCAGGCTCCTGGTCGCCCTTGAGAATCTCTCGATACCGAATGACATAGTTGGCCGCAGCCGGCTGGTCCTCACCCTTGTCATTCGTTCCAATCAGGCCATACAGGAAACTGATATCAATATCAGCCCCGATAG